GCATTATGGCAGTAGTGACATTCATTGTTTGTGGATTGTTCTATTGGTATTATAATGATACCCAAGAACGAATGGCAATCCTAAATGAAAACAATGCCAAACTAGAAACAGCAGTTCAAATCAGTGAACAAGCTGTAGAGTCTCTTCAAGCAGACTACGAGAAAGCGAATCAAGAGTTAGGTGAACTCAATGAGAAGTTCAGCAACATTCGCAAACAGAATAAGACTCTATCCAATAAGTTGGGTAGACACGATCTAGGCAATCTAGCAGAGAACAAGCCTGGATTAGTTGAAAAAGTTATCACTAAAGCAAGTGGTAAAGCAAATCGGTGCTTTGAGTTAATCTCGGGTGCTGAACTAACTGAGAAAGAGAAGGAGGCTACAAATGGTAAATCGTTCAATAGTGAATGCCCTTGGCTGTTTGATAACTATCGCACTGATTAGTGGCTGTAGTAGTATGCCAAAGCAGATCGTAGTATCTGCTGAACCGATTGAAAAGCCAAAGCTAATACTTCCACAAGCAGATGAACTTGATCTTCGTGACGTAGTGTGGGTAATCATCACAGAAGATAACTGGGAAGAGCAGTGGGAAAAACTCCAAGAGAGTGGTGACGCATTAGCCTTCTTTTCAGTAAGTGATAAAGGTTATGAGAATCTGGGATTGAATTACTCTGATCTAAGAGCATTCATTCAACAACAAGATGCTATCATTGCCGCTTATAGAGGCTACTATCAAGAATCAGAAGAAGCGTTTGACGAAGCAAATGCTGAAGCAGAAGAGGCTTTTGAAGAGCAAGCAAAGAAAAGTGAGAAAGGATTTTTCGGTAGACTATTAGATTGAGGATATTATGAGTAAAAAATACGCAGTTGTAACAACAGTTCACACATTCAGACATCGTTATGTGATATCAGAAGAGAGACTTCAGAGTTTGAATACGGATATGCCTGTCGAGTTAGAGTGGGCAAATGATACTGTCCTCTGTGAAGAGATAGACGAGTTTTCTCAGAAGTCTCTAGGCGAAACTATACTTGATACTGAGTGGATGGAAGAAGATGCTGTTCTAGAATTGTTCGATAGAGATAATGATTATCTAGCTGACTGGTCTGAAGATCAAAAATTGACATGGATTAATCATGGCTTAAAGCTTGACAAAGACGAAGAATCTTGATATAATGTACGAAATTCGGAGGGATATATGGTAACTATATTTGGATCTAACACCTGTCTTCACTGTCTATTATGCAAGCAGATGTGTGAAGCAATGGATGTGGAATATAAATTCCTAGAAGTCCAAGATCCTGATGTCACTAGACAGTTTGTAGAATTGTTTCCTGACATAGAGGGCATACCTCAGATCCTTTGGAAAGGAGATCATATCGGTGGTTACGCTGAATTGACTCTTAAAATTGATGAATATATAACTAACCTTAATAATGGAGAAGTGCAATGAAAAAGTCTGATATCGTTAATAGAATGAAAGAAGGCTCTGTTAGTATAACCTTCCTAAAAGCTAATGGTCAACTAAGAGATATGACAGCAACTCTGAGCGATTTTACTATCAAGTATCCAGATGGTGCCGCTACGTCTAGGGCCCAAAAGCTTTCTGATACTACTCAAGCAGTTTGGGATGAGACCGTCAATGGATGGAGATCATTTCGATGGGATAGTGTCAGGTCGGTGGATGGATTGGATACGCCAAATGGCATAAAATCCTAGTGTTATAAGCCCTCATCCGACAGTATGTAGTATATCATCGCCAAAAGCGATACCTAAAATATACTGTCGGATGAGGCTAATTACTATATAACTATTGACAAGCCACAATTGTTATGTTATCATAGATCTTTATACTGTTGGAGTAAATAATGGCTAAAGCTAAAAAACGTGTAATACCTCGTAGAGGCAATGCCGCCAAGTTGGCCGAAGAGTCGAATGTGGGTGGAGAGACTATCGACTGGAGTTCAGTCAAGCCAGATATATTCTCTAAATCTATTTTCGAAACAATGCGACACCATTCGTATTTCTATCAAAAGAAAGATTATGTGTCTTGGACAGTAGACTGGGTGAAAGCCAATCGACCTAACGATCTAAAATCATACAAAGCAAGTGAAGACTGGAGAACATCTTCTACGCTTGGCTCTCTAGTTAGAATCCATTCTATGGGTGCCTCTCTCCCTGAGTCCTATATGGACTTCATCAACAAACAAATCGACATCATAGTTGGCTTCGGTAAAATCAATATCGAGAATGCTGTAGAAGAAGTCGAAGATGATGCCCCTGTGGTCAAGAAGAAGAATCCATCTGAGTTACTAAAAGAAAAGACCTTAGCTGTCATGGGTGAGATTGAAGGATTTATCGATGACCATCTTGAGGGTACGTTGGATAAGAACTTCTCACTGTACACTCACTTAAAGGGTCTAGATGCCGCAACTCAAACTGCTCATGATATCATCAGGGCTTACAGAGAAATGGAAGCTGAGTTAAGTGAACTGCTCGTAGAGAAGACAGAGGATCTAGTCGAAGGCTATAGCCATATGACACTATCGCAACAGAAGAAGCTATTAAAGCTAATTTCTGCATTCATTAATGATGGTGAGAAGTATGTGTTGAGTAAGAAAGCAACACGCAAACCTCGTGCTAAGAAAGCGACACCTGCTACTAAGCAAGTCGAGAAAGTGATCTATCAGAAAGAGTCTGCTGAGTATAAGATAACCAGTACAAGCCCCGCATACATTGTTGGTGCTACCGAAGTCTATTTGTTTAACACTAAGACGAGAGTTATCAAGTATCTAGTGACAAACAACAACGATGGGTTTATCGTAAAGGGTACGTCAATCAAGAACTATGACGAAGAGTTGTCGTTCAAGAAGAAGTTGCGTAAGCCTGAAGAGACTATTGACTCTATTAATAAAGTGACTAAACTGAGAGCATTGAAGGCACTTAAAGCACTCAAGACTGCTGATAAGCCTACTGACTCTAGAATCAACGCTGATACAGTTATACTCAAGGTGAACAAATGAAGGATAATGTAGTAGATTTTAGCAAAGCCTCTGAGAAGCGAAAGAAGCGAGACGAAGAGATTGATGCTCTTGTACTTGAAAGTGACAAGGAAGTCGCTGAGATATTCTCTATAATTAATGCTAGAGAGACTGTGTGGGCACTAAGAGGAATGGGTATTGATGTAGAGAATGATCCTAAATCAATGGTTGATATAATGACTATTATAGAGGCATCTAAGTCTCTTGTTTATCGTGCTATAGGAGAGGAGTATCCTTTTCAACAGGTCTCTGATGTTTTATTTGAAGATGCAGAGGATAAGATCAAACAACCTATGCAGAAAATATTAGACGAATTTATTGAAAATATGGAAGAATATTTTGATGGGATCGAAGAGTAAGCCAGACAATGTAGTTGATGCGCCATCACTTATGTCTTATCCAACGAATGTTGGTGCGCCTGCTTTCACTGTTCCAGATGTCCTTACCAAAAGTAAGGAGAGAGGAATTAACGCAACCCATCAACTAGAGACAAAGTTTGATGCACTCAAAGAAGAGTACTTCAAACTGGTGGAACTAGCTGAAGATACAGCATTGATGTATAACGCAAGATGTAATCTTATACCAGTTGTGGGTAATATATACCACTTGTATGATGGTAAAGACGGACTGTTCATTAGTATGATTGATCCGCAAACATGGGAAAGCCAGAAACATATAGGGAGTTTTAAGTTAACTTCTGAGCAGACCTGGCAAAAACAATGAAATTTTACTTGACAAACACTATTAACTTATGCTATTATTGTAATATTATAAATTAAGTTAGGAGATAGATGATGATATTGGTTGATATGAATCAGGTCATGATTGCGAATATGATGATGCAGATTGGTAATCATCAGAACGCAGAGATTGACGTAAGTATGCTTAGGCATATGATTTTGAATACACTGAGAGCAAATCGTAAGAAGTTTGGTGCTGAGTTTGGTGAACTTGTTATCTGTTGTGATGATACCAACTATTGGCGCAGACAGATATATCCATACTATAAAGCGAATCGTAAGAAGACGAGAGACAAATCCGAGATGGATTGGAATGCTATCTTTCAGGCACTGAATACTATTCGTGATGAACTGAAGACGTTCTTTCCATATAAAGTTATTCAGATAGAGACCTGTGAAGCTGATGATATCATTGGTGTGGTTACTCATGAAGAAGGTACTGAGTTGAATATGGGCGAGCCAATTCTAATTCTATCGGGTGACAAGGATTACATACAGCTACACAAGTATGCAAATGTGAAGCAGTATGATCCTGTAAGAAAGCGATGGATTTCTAACTCTAACCCTGAGAAGTATCTTGCAGAACATCTACTTAAAGGTGATTCGGGTGATGGAATACCAAATGTTCTATCTGCTGATAATTCTTTTGTAATGGGCATACGTCAGCGTCCTATTACCCAAAAGCGCATTGCTGAGTGGAGTGATATAAATAATATGCAGGATGAAGTAAAGCGCAATTATATGCGTAACAAAGCATTGATTGATCTATCTGAAGTACCACAAGGCATGAAAGATCAGATTCTCAAAGCTTGGTATGAAGAAAATGGTAAAGACCGAAGTCAGTTACTGAATTACTTTATCAAAAACAAACTAAGAAATTTAATGGAATGTATAACGGAGTTTTAAAATGACTACATTATCTCTGGCAGAGATCGTCAACACTGCCCGAAAAGCTGAAACAGTTGAAGAGAAAGTCGCAGTACTGAAAAGAAATGAATCAAGAGCATTGAAAGATATTCTCGCCTTGATGTGTGATGAGAGATGGACGTTCGACTTGCCTGATACTCCACCACCATTTACTCCTTCAGATATACACGAGTCTCATGGACTATTGTATCGTGAGATGCGAAAGATGCCGTACTTTGTCGAACAGATGAAAGATGGTAAAGACTTGACCAGAGTGAGAAAGGAAGCACTATTCATTCAAATGTTAGAGTCTATTGATGCAGAGGATGCTCAATTAGTGATAAGAACTATTGCTAAAGAGCCATACCCAGATCTTTCTCCTGAAGTGATTAATAAAGCATTTCCAGGTGGCATAGTTAAGCCGATTCCAGTAAAGCGTGGTCGTGGTCGACCTAAGAAAAACGAATCATAAAGTGTAAAGTGTAAGAGTGTAAAAGTCATGAGTAAAAACAAAAGTAAGAAATTTCGTGAGTGGATGGATGAGGACTTTGATAATAAGAAGGACTCAAAGCGGTACGATAAACGTAAAGCAGACATCAAAGAAGCGAGAAAGCAAAAGAGAAAGAACCGAGACTCTTTCTAAGTAAATTTTAATTATGGAGTTATAGTATGATAACAGCAGTTGGGAGTCAGTTCCCAGAGTTTAACTTGAATGGCGTAGATGTGAGCAATGAATTTGTAAAGGTCAACAGTGATGATCTTCACAACGGAAAATGGTCTGTAGTCTACTTTTACCCTAAAGACTTTACCTTTATTTGTCCGACTGAAATTGCAGGAATGGATGATCTAGTTGAA